GCTACTGCAGCAGCGCCGCCGCCGAGAGAGCCTACAGCAGTTCCTTCTGCTCCGTGGTCAAATTGGACCTCTGAGCCCGGCTTTTTTCTGTCGTATTTTGTATTCTGTAATGTTTTAGTTCTAGTAATAAAATCTTCGTTAAATTCGTGGTACTTCTTTTTTATACCTGCAAAATCAGTGCCGAGAAAAAATATATTTCTACCTAAAGATAGTCGATTTTGTGCTAAAATATTTACAAAATATGTCTTTCCTGAAATATCAGGAAAAGGTTTAGAAGTTGTAATAAAATGTTCCTTAACTTCCGCTCGATACTTTTTACGCTCGTACGTTGTTAGTTTTCTTCCTATACCTGCTTCCATACCTAAAACTAAAGCAGACACAGCTTTTCTATCTAATATTAGACACTGACTTGCTTCTTTTGTAGATAAGACTTTTCGAGCAGCTTCAGAAACAATATTTCTTTCCGCTCGTTCTACATCCTGTAGAAGCTTTAAACTTACTTCTTCTCTAATACTATTAGAGCTCATTAAAAGTTTTTATACAAATCAAGCACTCGCTTGATATGATCCGGAAATGCTACACTGTTCGCTAAACTAGTTGAGCCTTGATTTTGTATGCTGGCTCCGCCTAAAGTTCTTCTTTCTTTGTGCTCATCTCTTAAATAATAAGTAATAAGGTCTACCACTGCTAGTTTTAAATCTTCGGGGCAACTACTATATCCTGCGGTATAAGTAACTCTTACTGACCCCGCTCCTTGTGGCCAATTTTTATAAGTACGCCCCGTTACATAAAGTACGCTGTCTGTGGACGCATCCAAATAATACTCAGTAGTTGGAACAGTAGAATAATTTTCATCTACTGAATCTCTTTTTTCTACTGATACTATCGTATTTACAGGGCTTTCTGTAAGTTGTACTATATGAGTAGCCCAATTTATACTAAAAAGTTCAACTTTATTAGTAGAATAGTAATCTATTAATGAATTACCACAATAAGTTTTTACTAATTGACTCACAGAAGGAACTAAAGTTGATAGACGCAGGTCTTCTTTAGGACTGCTAATTCCCTCTATTTCTTTATACTCTGCTAAAGTAATTAAATCTGCCATAAGTCAATTAATAAAAACTTGGGGAGGAAGCCCTCCCCAGTTTATAAAAAGCGTTTCTATTAAGCTGCGAAATCGATCTTAACAGAAGGCTCGTTACCTGCACCATCACCAGGCAGAATTTCTTCGAAGCCAAGTGACTGAGAAGCTACGATTACACGACGCTGGTTCATGACTTCGTAGTCTTGCTCAACTGATACACCTCGGAGTCGAGGAGTAACGTAGTTACGGGTATTAACTGCGAAAGCAGCCGGAGCGCCTGCAGCCTCTGACGGGAACTCTTCAGATACAACTACGGGAGTACCGTAAACTGCACCGATAGTGCCCACTACTCGTGCTGCCAAATCAGAACCAACTTCATCCAGAGTCTGGAAGTTAGCATCATTCAACAGGTCAAAGTAGCTATTCTGGCTAACAACAAAAGCCATATCAGCAGGGTTCAGACCATACTTACCCATGTCTTCGCGAGCTGCCAGCAGTACGCCTGAAGTCAGTCGAGTTGAAGAACCAATTGACAGGGTAGTAGCATGCGTAGCTGCATAGTTGTCGAGACCAGAAATAGTACCGTTACCATTGAGGATAACGTCTTCTACTGCACGACCATGAGCACGAGCTACTGATTCGATCAGCATAGGCATCAAGTTGATGAGTACCTGCTCGTCTACGTCATTGTCCATAAAGGTGCTAGAAACCAGACGATAAGCATTAAGTACTACTTGCTTCGCGTTATACTGGTTAGCAGTTACCTGAGGACGGTTCTCCAAGTTGCCGCTGGTAGCTGCGGTTGCCCAAGCAGCTTTGCCTGCGTCAGTTTGGATCGGCAGTACAGTTGCACCACCATTGACAGGAATCTCACGGAACAGTCGAGCTACTTTCAGCTCATGCATGATTTCCTTTTCGATCAGAGAAGAAACTTCCTGGTCGATGTCAGCAGCGTTAGCAGCGTAGTTTACGCCAGCCTTCTGCTGCAGGTCCTGAGCAAAATCAGTGTTCCAACCTTTACGAGTCATTACACCCAGCATATGAGCGGTCAAAAAGTCACGACCCCACTTACTGATGTCAGACTTTTCAACGCGGTCAGCGAATACACGCTTTGAATCACGCATTTTAGAGATTTCTTCTGACTTCTCTTCGAGCTCACTCTTATACTTGGCAAGGGTCTCTTCCATATCAGCATTACGCTTGTTCAGATCTGCTTGCACATCAGCCAACAGACGGTCAGCACCTGACTCGATGCCTGTCTTAATAGCTGTCTTAACTTCTTCTTCTTGCTGAGCTTTAGCTTCGGCTTCTACCTGAGCTTTCTCAGCAGCTTCTTGGGCGGCCTTTTCTTCGGCAGCCTTTGACTCAGCTTGCTTCATTGCGATCTTAGCAGCAGTCTCCTCTGCTACTTTCTTCGCAAAAGCTTCCAAGTCGATTTCGGGAGTTTTTACTTCTTCCGACATTTTGATCTCCTCTCTCGCGGATTTTTCCGCTTCGTCCGGTGTGTCACTAGCTAACGATGATTTTTCGTCCTTAGCCAGAGACTGACCGGCTAGATCTACACGATTGGTGAAAGTTTTCTTGAACTCATTATACTCTTCCATAGAGTCAAATGACTTCGCCAGAGAAAAAGTTGCTGCTTGATTGCAAGGTACCGATACAACCGATACTTCAAACAACTCAGCATCCTTAATCTTTAAACCGTCAGTTTCCGCTAGGTAATCAGCATCCTTGACTCGGAAACCAACAGAAAAAGCTCCAAGAATGCCTTCTTTTACTAACTGTGCCACAGAATCTGGCGCAGATTTAGAAATTTTTGCCTTTAGTTCAAGTCCATTATCAGTGACTTTAAGTCCTGTGGCTCTACCAATAGGCTTATTATAATCATGATTGAAAAGAATAATAGGGTTCTTTTCAAAATTGCGAAGTCCACCTTTTGTCCAAGCTTCTGCCATAATAACATCATTTGCACGATCCTCATCATGTGTACTTGCCATACCGCAGATATGAATGCTTCCATCGTCCTCATCTAGTGCTTTAAAGGTGGAGGTAAGATTAAAAATCTTTTCCATCAGTCTTCACTCTTAGTGTCTGCCGGAGCAGCCTTGCTCAAAGCTTCAAGGGGGTCCTTTTTAGGGGCCGCCTTAGGCTTTGGGTCAGTTTTTGGCTTCGGAGATTTCTTGGGAGCATTAATCTGCTTCCAAGCATCAGGCATTTCATTTTCAAGAATGCCTACCATTCGAGGCCAGTTACCAAAAAGATTAAAAATAAGTCCAATTCTAACCGGAACATTTGAATCTTTTTCCCATTCATGTCTAGTCATTACATGACCTACTTCAAGCATATGCATCGCAATATCTTGTAGTACTGCCATTCGCGCTCTAGCTCTCGCCATTAGTTTCTCCTTCTTCTGTAGGCCTTCCGCCTTCATCTGGATTTACCGCACTGCCCGCAATATTTGCAGGTACTCTAAGGTCGTCGAATCCTTCAATAGGGGCAAAATTAATTGCTTCTCTTGCTTCATTTGGGGTAATAATTCCTGTATTCACTAGAGCAGAGTAGTACTGTGCTTGGTCTCTTAACTCCGGCTGTAGCGCAGGAATATTAGTGGCATCTTCGATAATTTCAAACCCAAAAAACCTTTCTAAAGCAAAATTTAGTTTTCTTACTATTGGAAGAATTGTCTCCAAGTAGTAAAGTCTCATATTTGGTCGAAGGTTCGCATTGTTTCCAGAATCTAAAAGAATCGGTGGAATACCAAGCGACTTCAAAATAATTTTTTCGTTTTCTGTAATTGCCGATTGAAAGTCAAGCTCTTTAAAGTTGACATTTGAAATACTATCCACTTCAATTCCGCCGTCGAGAATAAGAGGTCTACGACCCCCTGCATCTGGTCGATACCGTGCAGTCCAAGACTGAATCATTCGCTCTTTAATTTTCTCTGAAAGAGTATTTGGTGATTTGAGTACAAGACCTGGAACTGCTCCGTTCTTAAAAAAGTTATCCTGAAACTCTCGCATATTTTTCATAAGAACCATAGTACGAAGTGCAGGCTTTAATCTTGATACTCCTCGATAGATTGAGTAAAAAGAATTTTCTTTTACATGAATAATCTCATTAGGAGAGTAATTAATTGTTTCATTATAAGTAAACTTCTCAATGTAAGTAGTTTCACTTGCATGAATGTGCATTTTACTTGCTGGGAGATGATAGAGATGTACTCCATCAAAATAAATAAAAATATTTCCATCAAGTAAGTAATCAGTAATTAAATTACGTCGAAAGGTGCTAATATCTTGAAAAAGATTCGGCTCTTTATTCAGCAAAAGATTAACACGCGATCTTTTAATGTTCTTTACAACACTAGTTGTATTTAGTTGACCACCGACTTTTGCGTCAATTTCTGCACAGTCGTCAACAATCATGTTAACGCCGCGATTTACAATCTCTAAGTCTTCGTAAGCTCGCTCATAGTTAACGTGCTTTTCACGAGGAGCTTCAATCTTATGGTCAAAGTATGGCTGTGCGGGATTTAATTTCTCCTCTACACTTTCATCTTTCCAGAAGTTATACCAAGCCATGCTTTCCTCTTTGAATCTCTACCCAACGTTTTTGTTTAGGCGCTGAATGTAGTGTTGGGTTTCGCCCGTAAATAGAATGTAATTTTAAGTGGTGCGCATGGCATATGGTGACAGTTTCTTCGTACAGTTCTTCAATATGCTCATTTATAAACTCATCCCGAAAGTTCCGAATGTCCTCCATAAAGTAGCCTTTCTCTTTGACCCACTTTTGAAGTAACGGACTCAAACTATAATAGTGATGAAAGTCGAGTTCGGCATCAGCTCCACAGATATAGCACTCTGTTCCTTTTTCGTACCTGGCTTTTGCCTTATCCCGAATATACTTTACGGGATCTCGTTTTAGCTCTGTCATCTTTAAATCTACTACTTTTTATTAACGAAATTATATCGTGGGGGAACTAAATTGTCAACTACTATTTTTCTGTGGTCCTTTCAGAAACCAGTAGAAGACGTCTCAAATGAATACATTGCATATCGTAACGCATCGGCCATATGTGACGCCATGTTATGTTTTGGTTT